GAGATCCACAGGGGATCAACTATTAGACATGGGTGACTCAAAGATTAAATATCTGCGTTTCCGATACACCGGAACCTTAGATGATTTGAACGCAATTAAAGATCAAATCGAAGAAATAATGCGCGAAGAAGGTTGGAAACGGGGCTTCAGTGAGATGGCCCCGTTAGAAACTAACCCCGATATTTACGGCTGGGCGACGGGCTGGAAACGCTATAAAGACCCTGCAGAAAATTAGTCATCCATGCGAAGAATGATCACGATGCAGTAGGTCACAAAGATCATGAGCAACGTGAGCAGAATCGCAATATCCCAGGGAAAGGCACTCATCGCTTGCCTTGACCCCTGTAGATCTTCCTGTGACCTGAGCGCTTGGTTCTACCAGTAGTCGTCCGCACTCTGCGGCCGTCACCAATTCTGGTGCGCTTGGGTTTACCTTTGACGAATGTTGATTTGTGAAGCATGTTCTTTACACCATGTATCTACGGCACCTCTCATAGAGGTCGATCCGTTTTTCGTATCCGTTCCATCCACCGTTGATCTTGTAGCAGCAAGCATCAAAACCATCGTTAAGACAAATGTCCAAGAGACGATTATTTTCAATCCAAGAAATAGCACTGGTGAAGGGATACTTCTCGGCGACATAACTTGCCCCTAACTCAACAATGAGCGGGTCGTCAATACCTTCCCTTTTTAACATCCATTTTTGGAAGGCTTGATAGTTAAACTTGCCACTTAGCATCAGGACGCCAGCCCCCTTCCACTTTTCGCCCTCATCAGGACCGTGGCCTAGATCCTCTCGACCGCGTAGGTACTTACCGTCAGAGTTTTCCTTAAGCCAATGAAATCCGCCTGTTTCATGGATTAGGTTCGCCATCAACATCCGAGCAGCTTCGAGATGATTGCTGAAGCCAGTCGTCTCAAAGAGATACGCGCAGTCGTGGCAAAACTCTTGGTCAAATTTTTTAGCTGAGAACCCCGTGAGCTTCTCAAAGAGAAAGGGGGTGAACTTAAGACCTACATTCAGACCAACTCTGGATCGGTACAGCCGAACCCATGACGCATAATCAGACATTGCGTCAGCGTCCAGGGCTTCGACCTCTTCCTGCAATAAGTTGACCGCGTCAATGTGACGGGGGTTTTCGGGGTCGTAATTTTTGAAGAAGGAATTTAGTTCCCCTGCCTCAAACCTACTCATGTTCTTCCACAGAATTATGGCGTGAGTGCAAAGCGCCCCCAAGAAGAATCTGCGCTTCAGATCCATCAGGCTCGTATTCAGTAACCGTTACATCAGGGCCGTTCTCAGGCTGAGATTCATGCCACTGCTCTTCCGCACGATCGAGCTTTGAGGGCAACGTCGCGTAAAACTTTTGACTATTGATTAGACGGCGAATCTTCTCCCATACAGACATACTGTTGTATGTCCAGAGCATCTTGCCGTCAGGCGGCCAACCTACTTTTTTGCGTTCTTATCTTTCAGCACCGCAGAAAGACCGGCGGTGACCAGCTGAAACAAGGAATTTGACTTGACCTTTTCGTTAGGAATCTGCGCCAAGATTTCAGACAGCGCAGCCAAGATAATCCAGAAGATAGGAGATTCGATGAATCCCATTTTTATTTACTCGATGGAGCGTTTTTATCATAACCAAGCAAAATTTTGTCGAGCTTGGTATCGATACGGTCAATGCGATCTTCTAAGCGTTCAAACACATGCTGCAAGTCAGACTTGCTGTAATAGTCCCTAGCAAGTCTCAGTTCTACCTTGTCCACACGCTTGTCGAGCCCTAGAAAACGTTCGCTGTTGCGCCTTTCGACGTCCTCAAATTTACGTCCGAGTGTGAGAAAACCTGCCGTGGCACCACCCACAACAGACAGCACAATACTAAGTGGCAGAACAGGCTCCACTAAGTCCACAGCTCTGTATTCAATTTACCGTGGATACAATGAATGGAGATACTAGGTAACATTCATGGTTGATCCTGGCGTCCTAGACATAACCATTCACCAGGGTGCAACCTTCACTCTTGACTTGCAGTACAAAGATTCTGCAGGCAACGGTGTGAACATGGCTGGTTATACAGTCACGTCGAAAATGGTTGATCGGACAGCAACTAACACGCTGGCTACATTTACCAGCACATTCACCGATATTGCTGTCGGCAAGTTTCAGCTGAAACTAACTGCTGCAGTGACCCAGGCGATCACTGAGGAAGGTCTATATGACATTCTGATCACTGAGCCTAGCGGTGACAAGTTCTATCTGCTTGAGGGCAGAAGCAAGTTAAATCCAGGCATCTCAGGGGTTTGATTATGGCAACTATTAAGGTCAATCAAATATCTAACCTCGTAGAAGTTACCGAGGTTCCTGCACAAGTTTCTGTCTCTAAACCTGCTAATAGGATTAGCGTCAACCAAACTGAGACAAACGTAGAGGTCTCTAGGCCCGCAAGCCTGGTTCAGACCACACGCACCTCACAAAATGTAGAGGTTAAAAGATCTACGACAAACATCGTAGAAACAATTACACCAGGCCCCCAAGGCCCACCGTTCGCTGGTAGTTCATTCTTTAACACCACTGCGATTGGTGCCCTGACATCAGGGGATGTTGGGCATGTACTGGAGTTTGACGGCTCTCAATTCACGCCAACAAAAGAACTAGACAACGACCTAACTATCACTGGTGGTAATTTCTGATGGCAGTAACACTTAAGATTCGGCGTAGGGCCAGCTCGGGCTCAGCAGGCAGCCCCTCAGCCCTCAAGTCGGGAGAGCTGGCATTTAACGAGGTTTCAGCGACTAATACCCTTTTCTATGGGTATGGGGATGATGGCAGCGGTAACGCTACGAGCATCGAAGCCATTGCAGGCGCTGGTGCCTACACAACGCTGAGCACTGCTCAAACGATTAGTGGTAACAAGACTTTTACTGGCACCGTCTCGCTGGGAAGCGCCACACTGCAAGGCATCACGACAGATGTGATCAATGAGGTTAATAACCTCTTCTACACGGATGCAAGGGCTCGGAGCGCTGTCAGCGTCACTGCCGGAACAGGCCTGAGCTACAACAGCTCGACTGGTGTCTTTGCTCTCGGCAGTATCCCCAACACATCCCTGGCCAATCAGGGTGTGACCTTTACGAATGGCACAACCGCTTTCGCCAACAACTTGGGCGAGACGGTCACCATTCAGGGAACCAATAACGAAGTCGAAGTCGGTTCGAGTTCAGCTAACCGCACACTGACTATCGGGCTGCCAAACGACGTCACCATCTCCAATGACTTAACGGTTGTCGGGGATTTGGTTGTGCAGGGTCAGACCACAACTCTGTCCACTACTGAGGTGGCCGTCGAGGATAAAAACATTGTCCTGGGCAATACCAGCTCTCCGAGTGACACAACGGCCGACGGTGGTGGCATCACGTTGAAAGGGTCGTCCGACTACGAAATTAAGTGGGTCAACTCGACCAACTCTTGGACCTTCAATCAGAACATCAACGTCACGACTGGTGGTCTGAGCATCGGTGGTGTTCAGGTGATCAACGGCAGCCGAGTGATGAGCAACACCGCGATCACCGGATCCGGTAACACCATCGACAACGTCGAGATCGATTGCGGCACTTTTTGATCTATGGCCTCCACTGTTAAACACATCCGCTCTGCCGTCGCTGGGCGTGCTCCTACAACCTCTCAGCTTGAGCTGGGTGAGCTTGGGATTAACACCACGGATGGAAAGCTCTTTCTTAAAAAGAGCGTCAGTGGAACTGAATCGATTGTTGAGATTGGCGCTGGTGGTGGGGTGTCGGGGCCAATCCTGCAATCTAAAATAGAAATAACTTCTAATACACAACTGACCAGCGGATACAATGGCTTATCTGTTGGCCCGGTGGCAGTAGGCAACGGAATCGTAGTGACTGTGCCTGCAAACTCAACCTGGAAAGTGATCTGATGGCTTACGGCTCAGTAAAAGTAGATTCCCTGATTTATGACAACTCAGGTAGTGACGTAACCCTCAGCGTCTCGGGAATTCCATCAGCATCAGACCTAAACGCCAAAGCACCCCTCGCCAACCCGACTTTTACTGGCACGGTCACCATCCCTAGTGGCGCGAGTATTTCCGGTTACGCGACAACTGCAACGCTAAATAACTACGCCCAAACCGCTAGCCCCACCTTTACCGGTGACATTGAGCTGGCCGCACAGGCTCCCGTGAAATTTATGGACGCTGATAGCAGCCACTATGTGGGTCTGCGGGGGCCTGGTGCTGTCACCACAAACGTGGTTTGGACGCTACCGGCTACAGATGGCTCGGCTGGCCAGCTGCTGAAAACCGACGGCAGTGGAAACTTGGGCTGGGCCACCGACCAAGCAGGTAGCGGTGGCGCATCTATCGGACTCGCTTTGGCTCTGGGATGATTCTTATCGCTTTTATTCTTCTGGTGCTGATTCTTCCTCTTCTTCTGCAGCTTCCTCAGAAGTAGGTTCGGGAGTCGGCTCAGGTGTGGGTTCTGGAGTCGGTTCCGGCGTTGGTTCGGGAGTGGGCTCAGGCTCTGGAGCCGGAGGCTCGTAGCTGCCCAAAGTAATAAGACCCCACATACCTGCAGCGTTGAGCTGCTCGTACAGGGCTTGCAACTCAGAATCAGTCAGGGTTGCAGAGGCCAAGACTGCATTGATACAAGCTTGCAATGCCTCAAGGTTTGGCATTCCCGCCTTGGCATCAGCCATCGCAGCAATAAATTCAGTACAAGCAACAGTCAGAGGCAGGCTTTGTCCTGCTTGTGTACGGATCTCTTGGTAAACGGCGCTAGCAATCAGACCGTCGTAAAAGCCGCGATAGTTAGCTGCCGCTTCCTGTGCCTTGCGAGCGCGGGCATCAAGGTCTTGCTGGGCAATGTCCAACACCCGATAGGTCATGTCGTTGACATCCCAAGTAACGATCTGCGTTGCAGAATCGAAAGAAGGGAATGTAAATGGACCGGCATAACCCAGCTCTCCCAACTGCTCAGCAGACAGGGGCGGACGCACAGTCATTCCATCCGGCATGCGAATGCGCTCAGGAAGAGGGGCCGGTTCCCTGTTCTGATAAGAGTAAAGAAGAGCCATGTTCTGATGCTTTACAACCTAGTTTAACGAGACTATGTGTTACTAATTAACGGGCGCGGTTATTACTAGCGAAGGGATCGGTTGCCCAAGCCATGAATATGTAGTCGTAACCACCTCCTACATAGTTGTTCCAACCTTGGTCGTGGCGATGCACAAAACCGTTAGAAACTAGATCCATGTAACCAGCCGTACTCCGCTCGTAATCAGCGCCGTTGGTAGCGAGATATTTTCCAAAGCTGTTTTGATTCTGGCTTTTCCATGTGGTCATGAGCCAACTTTCAGATGTGCCTGAAGTAATACTCTTACAAATGACCAGTGCTGGAGCGAACCCGCAATAAATGAAATTTGGGGCGGATCTTGCGGTGTATTTGCCGAATTTAGATAGGCCCTCTACCTCTGCCCAGCAATATGCGATGTAATTAACACCGTTTGTATTTACATTGCCTGTGGACGTTTGGGCACCTGTTACAAAATTGAGGGCATACTTGCTGTCGAGGTTTCCAATCCCTCCTTGATACCAAGAGCCGCTGCCGGTGGCTAGCTCTCTACCCGCCGTAAGGTTAAACCTTGTGTTGTAGTTGTCACCAATATCTTTGTGTTTGACATACCAGTCAGGGTAACTTTGACTGCCGTCTAGGTTCTTGATGAGAACAAATGCTGGTTCAGTGCCAAGATTGTGGGCAATCGACGGACCACTGGTGGAACCATTGCCCTGATATTTAGCGATAGAGAAGCCCGCTTCAGGCCGTGCCCTGACAGTCGTGGCGATTGATGGGACGTTGGTTACGGTTACACCTGAATCAACAAGTTCTTTTCCGTTTATATAGATATTGCTGACATACCAATAATTATCCTCGACAAACAAAGAAGTAAATGTTGTTATTCCAGGAACAGTGACAGTGTGCCATGCATCATTGCTCAGCCCTTTGTCGAGAATCTGAGCTTGAACAATATCGCTGCCGTTAATTTTGATGCTGTTAGCAGTTGCGTGTGTACTGCCTGGAACATATAGCCTAATCTTGAACTCTGTGACATTGTTAATTGTATAAGTCCAAGTGCCAGAACCACCTGACGGCGAGGTCATCTGATTGGCTGTACCTGGGGTGTCTGCACCAAGCACTCCGTTAAAGAGGTGCGCAAAATCGTAGGTGCCAGATGTACTAAAACCTGACATTGTGCCAGATGTGCTCCACGTTGCGCTCTGATCGTAAACAGAGCTATTCAGCCCACCAGCAGCAATCGTCGTGGTGGTTTCACCTGCGTCCCAGACCCAAGCATAGTAATCGTCACCATTCAGGTTGACATAATTACCGCTATCAGAGTTAGTGCCAAGCTCAAAACCGTCGTCGGTAAAAGCGGTTAGCTGTTGTGTGTAAGTCGTTTCATTGGATTGCGTACTGCTTTGAATAACTTTATTTGCACCTCTGACAGTATCAAACCAACCATGGTGATAACCCGTGCTGTTTGAATAGTTTTTGACCCAAACAAGGTCGGGACTCATCCGCAAATTTTCAATCTTATTTACGGAGGCATTTCCCACATAGTCAACCACATCCATAGCCTCGTCGCATCGCTTGATAGCGGGCTCAGGCAGGAAGCTGGTGGCTAGCGGTGAGAATCCAGCGGGAGCTGCATAGGAGAAGCTAAGTTGGCCGAAGTTTACTGTTGCGCTATTGCTATAAACATCCAAGCAAGCAACAAGCGTTTGATCCGTTGGAATGTTGGTGAAAATAGCATCTGCGCCCGTAGCAGGGTTTGGACTTCCACTACCAATCCATGACCCATTGACAGACCACCAAATCTTGCCGTTATCAGCATCTATGGCAGTGCCCACAACTGCACCTGCAGGCACTGAAGTTCCTGTGTTTACAGTAATTGCGTTGCTACCAGTTTGGTCGTAGTAGCAATAACCGTTGTTGAGCAGAGCCCAAGAACCATCTTGGCTGGGGTATCTATTCGGTAGATGAGTGGCAAGTGACACTCCAATGTAAGAATAATTGCTGGCATTGACAGTTGTTTCGTAGTAGAATTTGCCGCCTGTAAAACCAACGGTAGACATGCAAGAGCCCCAGCCCCCACCGGCGTTCATTGCTAAATTTCCGTTGCTAAGCGTAGTGCTAGCTGTGCTGTTTAACGGATTTAACGTCGCATAGCACCCCCGCCGCTCGCCGCCAGCGCCCGTCGATGCTTCGTTCCCATTGACAGGAGAATCGACAAAGAGATCAGGTGCTAGATAGCTTGGTACGACAACATTAGAATCCAAGAGGATGCGTCCGTTGATTCTGATCGCATATACGCGGAGTTCATGGTTACTAGAGTTGGCATTCCACTTGAACGTGCTGAAGTTTTGGCCTTTGAACCCAGTAATAGTGTGCCACTGAGTAGTAGTGCTTAGTTGTGAAACAATACTTGTGCCATTCAATTCTCCAGTGATACCAGTTGTTGAATATATGTTGGTGAAAACCTCAAACGTGTCTATCACCGTATCTGATGCAGAAGGGTTGGTGTAGAGCATCGGTGAGCTGTGCTCAGGAGATGCGTATGTAGTTAAATCACCGTCGAAAGCGTTTGCTTTGGCACCGTAACTGCTAGCTCCGCCAGTTACACTATTAGTCCAGATCTGAGATTGGTTCGGACTATAGAAATTGATATTATTGCCCGTCCAATCATTGCCCAGGCCACTCTGATCTTTTGCGCCGTCAGAGAAGTCAAGATGGAACGAGTTGCGGCCAACCGAGGCGTCTATGAGGGGTATTCCATCAACACGAAGCCCGTAAAAGTTATTACTGGATCCGCTACCAGCGATATAACCTACTTCAATCTTTGCAATAGTGCCTGTAAATGTAAAATCAGTCCAAGCATCATTTTGAATGGTGGCGTCGTTGTAGTCCAGTACGGTCACAGTGCCGTTAGTCTCAGTAATCCGCAACGTTGGATTGCTAGCGCCTGTTAGCGTCCACATGCCAATGCTTGAAGACACGGGGATAGCTTGCTCCTGTGTAGCAATAGCGTAGTTAGTGGTGGACTGGCTTAGTTGAACATAAGTGCTTGTGCTGCTATCAAAAAGATTAGAAAGAGAACCGCTTGCTACAACACCATTAGCAGCTGAAAAGTTGCTATAAACAGGCCCGTTGGAGTAGTCGCCCGTGAAGCGCTTGGGCTGCCAGATGCCCTGACCATCAAAGAATCCAAACTCCTCGCAGGACAAAGCCTGTCCATCAATGAAGGTCACCTCACTTAAGAGGCCATCTAACATATTTGAATTGTTATGTTGCTGCTTTCCGATGTAATGCGTAGCAGCAGTATTCCAATCAGCCACTCCATTAAGAGTTGCAGAAGTACCTGTAAGATCAGAAGTAAAATCCTGACCGTTGACAAAGAGCTTGATTCGATCAGAGGCAACGGGAGCCGTGGAATTGACCGCCACGGTGATTCCATACCACGCACTGAAATCACGGAACACTGCCGAAGTTGTTAAACTACCACCGCAAGCTTTGATTTGAAAAGTTCCGTTTGCATTAAATCGAATACTGTTAGGTGATCCCGAACCGACTACAGCAATATTGTTTTCACTTTGCGTGGCAGGCTTTACCCAGAAATTCCAGGTGAAGACGCGGCGGTTACCAGCACTAGCAAATGTTTTCGTGAGATTGGAGACGTCTCCTTCGTTAAACCTCAAGCTCTTCGGCGCACAGTCAGTCTCTTGGAACGGCCAGTTGCCATCAGCCTGCGCCTGGAACTGCTCCGTCAGTTCCCATACACCGGGATACTGCTCGGGAGAAGTTTCACGGGCAGGAGATGCACCTTTATAGCCGCCGTTTGACATGACTAATTGATTCCTAAAGTAATTTTATCGGTGTAATCAGCCCAGGATTGCGCCCGGTGGTGTGAAATTAGCGGTGTACTTGGCTAAGCCTTTATAGAAGCGAAGATCTTGAATAGCACCTTTGAAATAACCACTGCTGCTAAATGCCTTACCGATAGACCAAGAATTAGTGGCCTGATAAACAGCACCAACGTTACTCGTCAGACTCAAGGTTTCGGTCCCATTCTCATAAGCCTTAAACGATGAACCATTTCTGACGATGGCGTAATGCTTCCAAGTGCCTACGGTCAAAGTCCCGAAGTTGTTTCCACCGGCAATATCCCAACTGCCGCCAGTACCGGAACTCATATAGAGCTGCCAGTTTGTGCCCGACAAGTAGCCTAAGTAAGGAGATCTATCGCTACTGTAATCAGTTCCAGCCCTTACGGGACAGGCTTCATTTGACATACCTGAATCTGGTTTAATCCAAAATTCGACTGTCCACTGGTCACTATCAAGAGCAAGATCGCTATCCGCAGTTGTGGCTAGATGGCTAGTGGTAAAAACAGCATTATTGTCGTAGTGCTTTTTCGCGCCGCCTGGAGGATTAACAAGCTGAACCCCGTCAACATAAACGCCACTCAAGTAAGGACCCATATTTGTGTCATTGGTCAGTTGAATGTTTTTCAGCTGACTGACGCTGGAAGCAGCAATAGTCCATGTTTGAAAGGAATGGCCATCCGTGGTAGTCCATTCTTGTTCGTCTGTTTCGCCTTCATTTACTTTAAGGTTGCCACCGTTTATATAGAACTTAAGAACGATGTTTTGCGAAACAGAGTAACCACCATCGGCAAATACAATTTTGTAAGTGCCACCGTTTGAAGCGAAGGCTGCACTTTGACTGGTTTGAGGATCCCCATAAGTGTCGTAACCTTCCCGAAATGCATATTGAAATGTGTCGTTAGCGGACCATGCACTGCCTGTAATAGTTGCAGCGTCATCAATACTGACGCCTGCTCTTTTGGCAGTAACGCCACTATTCGTCAGCGTCCGCTTGGGGTACAGCACCTTGCTGCCAGCAACAATGTCGCGCCTTGAGGAGGTGCGGGCAGCCTCATCATTGAGCGGCAGTTCCAGCACCAGGAAGTCCTCAAACTCATTAGACGTGGCGGGCCAGTTGTTGGTCTTAATGTTGTCGAATGCAGTCATGATCAGCTCACCACATATACGCCAGAGGGATAACGACGGGCAGTGCCCTGAACACTTCGCTCGGGCGGTGAGAACGAAGAGGTGTATTTAGCAATGCCTTTGTAGACTCGTACATCTTGAATGTAGCCTTCCATAGAGCCACTATTGCCTCCTGGAGTTTCACCGACGCCGTAGTTTGTAACTGTCAGATTCGTAGTGTCTGCGCCAGAACCATCAGGACTTCCATTGACGTATACAGTCGTGGTTCCAGCGTTTCTAACAGCTGCTACATGCACCCATGTATTCACAGGTATCAATGTCACACCTGTGGCTATCTGCGAGGTGTAGTAAACGCCAATGTAGTTAGCTGAGTTCTTATAGAAATAAACACCCGCAGTGTCTCCATAAGTATCGCCAAAATAAGTCGCCTGCGCTCCAGAAGCGGTGTGATACACCCACATTTCGATAGTGTAGTCGCCCGTTCCAAAGGCAAAGTCATTGCCTGAAACGGTTACCTTTTTGTTACCACTAAAATCGGCGGCCCCGTCATAGAACTTCTTGACGCTGGTCTGGAAAGTTGCGCCTTTGTTGCTGCCGTTGTTGCTGTTGCCAGACAGGTCTTCAAGGTCGAGCTGCTCAACCATGACGCTTTCAAACGTCGGATCGCCTGGTGCAGATTCAGCAAATGCTGCGTAGAGATACTCGACAGTATCGTTCTGCTCATACCAGCAGCTACTTAAAGTGAAACCATCGTTGTTAAATACAACATTGTGTTGAATGTCGCGTGTGCTAGCACCAGTGTCGCAATTACCTCGGACACCTTCTTCTCCAGAACAGTTAGCCATCAACTGTTTATCAGTTTCACCCTCTTGATACATGCCCCAGCCGCCGTATGTAGTTTCCCCATCGGAGGCGTTTCCTATCCTTTTGATAAGTATGAATTTCGGCTTAAAGCCTGTCGTTACAGTCTTAGAACTAGAACAAAGGCCAGTATATTTGCCAAATTTAGAAAATTTAGGAACTTCAGACCAGCAGTAAGCCACAAAATCACCAGCATTAAAACTTTGAATAGTAAATACTGAAGATGTTGGTGTGGTTGAGCCCCACACGCCTGAACCTGTTGTTACGGCAGCATTTGAATTTAATTGTACCCTTGATGTATTACCAAGTTCTTTATGGTAAACATACCAATCCTCAGCGCCGTTAGTACGTTTTAGGACGATCATTTTCGGCTCAGCGCCGAGTCCGTGACCGTAGGTATTGGTAGTGTTATTTGCGCTTTGAGTTCCAGTAACAACAGAAAAGCCGTAAGTAGTGCTCGCAGATAATCGAGTCGCGGGTATAGTCCCTGCAAGTGCAGTGGTCATATTTGCACCATCAACCTTTGCCGAACCTGCTGTAGGTACGTTGCCAGCACCTGCGACGTTATCAGTCGTTGGTGCGCCACCGGCTTTCCATGCCCAACCGACATAAGTTCTACCGTTGGTCGCAACATCGGAGTTACCGCCAGTATCAAAACCATCGCTATTAAACGCAGAAACACATCCGCTGATACTGCTGTAATCAGTTTCAGCACCAGTAGAATGCGTGCCAAGCTGTTTATTTACACCACGAACGCTATCGACGAGAAGATGAGGTGTACTACCAGTATTTATTGACTTAATCCAAACGAGATCCGGCTGGAAACTAAACCCGCTGATTGTTTGATTGCTACCGTTACCTGTCCAGGTGACCACGTCCATGCCGTAGCTGCCAGTGGAGAATGGCGCGTAGTATTTGGCGACACCCTTGTAAATTCGGGCATCTGCCATGTAGCCCTTGAAATCATAGTTTCCGCCACCATCAGTTCCAAATGTCACTGCGTGAGTCGTAGTGGTCATAGGACCGCTAAATGCGGTCGTGTATATAACTTCTCCGTTTTGATAGAGCTTGGCAATGCCATCTTTGCAAGTTACAGCGACATGCGTCCAGGTATTGAGGGGAATTGTTTTAGCGGTATTATACAAAACAACACCTGGATACAAGTAGCAATACTGAACGTTTGCGTAACAAGCCCACCACCAAGATTCAGTTCCTGATACATACTTAGCGGTAATTTGATACCACTGACTGTTTTGCTCTGTTTGATAAATCCAGGCTTCCATGGTGAAATCTTCACTCTGGAAATCAAAATCGCTGGAGTTTGCAATGCTCAGCTCATCGTCCGTTCCATCGAAGAATCCACTACTTCCATAGAAAATAGAGTTATCAGTTTTAGTTACTGCACCAGTCCTAGTAACCGTCTTTTGACTGCCAGTGCCACGGATGACATTACTTACATCCGTAAACGCGGGGCCGTTGTTAGAGCCATTCATTGGAATGGCGAGCACCAAATTTGCAGCGTAAGGATCCTTGACCGCGTTATATTCAGCAATGCCAACTGTTCCTGAAGGGTGTGAGTATGTGCCACCAACTTCAAACTTGACGTCACCAAGAGCAAAGCCATAACCGTTGCCTACCGACGCGACACTGACAGAGGTGACGGTACGGGAAGAGAAGGTGACAGTTTCTACACCCCAACCGGAGATGGTTGTCCTAGTTGAACCAATTAGATCGCCGTTAATACGAAGCTCATATTGAGCATTGGCGGCATATCCACCACCCCTGAATTTGATGCCGGTGACATTTGCGACGGGAGTGGCAAAGTTAATTTCTAGAGTGTGGTGACCTGCTTTATTTGAATAATATGTCAGGTGGTTGCTTGAGGTGTTAATGGCCGATAGTGGGCCAGCGCCAACTCCTTCAGTATCTGTTTGTATAACACCAATATCGTAGCCGTTGTAGTTCAGTGAACTTAGGATAGTACCCAACTGGTCCGTCGTCTTCAGGATCGGAACACCGAACGTAAACGCCTCTGTGTTTTTGACAACATTGGCTGAACCACCCATTCCAGAGTGGTTGCCGCAATAGTATTTCAGGTCATGCAGACCAACAGCCACAACAATTCTGGTGTATGCACCCGACTGCCCAGGAGTGCCATTTGTCGTAACACCGAGCGTAAATTCCTGCCCACCACCATGGGTTCCATCAGCGGTGTAGCTGAACTTTAGAGGGTGACCAGTATTAGTAGTATGACTTTGATCAAAGGTATAAACATTCCCCTCAAGCAGACTCACAGTCGCTTGCTGGTTTCCGTCAATAAAATACTTATTCGCACTTGAGACACTCGCAACGGTGACAGTGAAGGTCACTTCATCCTGGACGACCGTCTTGTCAGTCTGCGCTAGAGGCAACGCCAGCTTGTTATAGCTGTAGTAAGGATCCTGAGTTTCTTCGTAGCTACATCCGACGTAGCCTGCGTTGTCGCGATGCAGCTTGCTCATTTATTGGTTGCCTCTTAGTTAGTTTTATCGAGGTTTATCAGCTAATTTCGAGAATACTTACAGTCGCAGACAGGCGACCTGATGCAGCTGCACCAGTCAGGCGGAGTTTCTCACCTGCTTCCAAAACAAGCTTGTTAGGAATCAGTTCCAAGGAAGCATCGGCGGGCACGGTGATCGTGCTTGCGATACGAGATTGCTCGGTGTTGGAGTTGTTAGTCACCTTTGCAGTGATGTCATCTGAGTTGGTGCCGTCAACATTGGCAACCAAGCAGCTCAGAACAACAGCAGTCGTAGATGAGGGACAAGTGTACGCATCCGCCTCGGTCGAAGTGACAGCGAGAGACGTGCGTTGGAATACTTCAGGCATGGAAAAAACCTATGTGTTAATCAGGAATCCTCTTGGTTAATTCTACCGAGTTCAACCCAGAGCAAGCGCCAAACCAAGGCTGACACCGCCGCCACCAGACGCGGTTGAACTAATAGTGACGTCAACTTCTTCGTTAGAAGAGTCATCAGCAACAGTCAAGGTAACGTTGCTTCCCTCGATGAAGTTGATTGAGCGACGAGTACCGATAGCAGTACCGTTTTTCTCAACAACAATGCGAGCGTTTGCATCAACGGTTGCTGGCAGCAAAGATGCGGCCAAATCGGTCGTAGCAGTGTTTAGAACACCAACAACCTGATCAGCGCTCAGATCAACAGGATCGCCAGTGCCAGTACCAGCAGCACGACCCTTCACCGTTGCCTGGGCTTGGTTAGCCAGCTTGGTGTTGTCGATTGAATCAGCGGCGACTGTTGAGTCGCCGAAAACACTGAAGGTCAGTGCGTCGGTGTCCAGGGTTGGACCCGTGGCGGATTGAATAAAGGATTTACCAGCGTTTGTAGAACCCGCCTCCACAAACATGAAGGCACCCGCGCCAACCTCAGCGGAGGTGTTGAAGTCCAGCGCTCTGGTGAGTACAAAAGCGGTGCTGCCATCACCAACGGTCGTGACTGTGTAGATCCCGTTTTGGGAGCCTGTTGCCTGATCCTTCAGAAGCAGACGGTCATTTGCACTAAGGGTGACACCATCAACTTGAATCGCGCCGTTGGAATTGGCCGTCAGAGTCTGGCCACTGGTTGCATAGGTGCCAGCCAAGCCACCAGTCGTTGCAACCTTGACCGACTCTTTTACGTCGAGGCCTTGCGCAACACTATTGACGTACCCACGGGTCGCGAGGTCACTGTCGTTGATAGGCGCACCGGCACCCGTGATACGAGCACCATTGATGTTTCTCGCGCCTGTTACGGCGTCGAGGATGTTGTTGGCATTGGCCCCGATGGCCACATCGCTGCCATCTGTGGTCACCGTAATCGTATTTCCGGCACTTGGCTTGATGCCTTTCAGCTCAGCCCGATAAGCACCAGACACCAAAGTCTGCGTGCTGTGGACGAGGCTTTGACCAGACGAGCCGACGTGAACAACACTGTTCAGACCGACCAAGTTGGCCAGTGCTGCTGATGCTGTTGTCGCACCAGTACCGCCTTGCGCGATTGAAAGTGCGGTGGTCAGTCCGCTCAGGGCACTGATGTCACTGTTTGCACCGGACTTAGCTGCACCCAAGTTGGTGCGAGCGTTGGCTGCAGTGTTTGCACCTGTACCACCAGTGCTCACTCCCAAAGGAGTATTGGTGTTCAGGTCGTTGATGTTGATGTTTGATGCAGCAACATCTAGCGTCAGAGATTGGTTCGAGTCGCTGAGTGTTGCAGAGAGCTTGTTAGAACCAAGCTTGAGCGGACGCATCTCAAGCGTTTTACTGCCGTCCGACTCAACAGTGACACTGGATAGGAAGTTGTAGCTCGTACCAGCAACAGTGTTGTTATTAGCGTTGACAACACCAGTGTTCTTGACAGTAATGTTCGCCCGGTCATTGGCATTATCGTCAGCAACTTCTACGTTGATGCCTATACCATCTACAAAGCGACCTTCCTGACGTGTACTCGATGTAGTTCCGTCGTGGAAGATCGACTTTTGAGTAGAGGTATTGTTTAGGACTGCTGCAGTAAGGGTCCCACTAGCGTCGTCATATACGAAATTAACGCTAGATGTGTCAGTAGCCAGAGCACCGACGATGTCTTGGATGGCTTCTTGGACATTGCCCCAGGTGATCTGCTTGGCTTCTGTGCTGGTCGCGCTCAGCCGATCGACAATCAGCATGATGTCGTCAGCCGCTGGCGTGACGAGCGTATTCAGATCGGTGATGTTGCGTGTTGCGACCATGTCAGATGGCTCCTGTTACCTTGATTTCCTTCAGTACCGGGTCAGTTGAAGAGGCGGATTGCTCTCGATTCCAATAAAAGAGACGCAATGGGCTATTCACATTTGTATTAGTGAAAGTGGCGATAGTTACGTCAGCTTTCTTAAGTGTTACGGAGCCACTGCTGCCAGCGCGTGTGAGAGTGAAAATCTCATCTGAAGCTACAGTAATTGTACCGGAGCCCGCTGATTGAATATCAATATCTGAGTTAGCGACTGCGTTTGCTCGGGTAGTCGCAAGCTTGATCGAATTGGCAGATGCGCTAATTACGAAGTAGCCAACAGTCGAGGAAAGTCCCCCAGGCACATTGCCAGTAGAGGTAACAAGGACCCTATCGCCAGTGTTAAATGGATGACCCGTAATAGAAAGCTCATTACTGGCAGTGTCGATAGTAGAAACCGTAGAGGGTTTCCCAATAGTGGCAACTTGCGTTCCCTCTACATTCACACCGATCTTTGTGGGTGCAGTAGAAAGACGACCGAACCCAATCGGATAACGGTTTGAGCTGGCTGTACTGATAAAGCTTTCACCCCACTGAGACAAAGTATTTAGCTCTGAGTCAGCTGAAAGTCCGATAGAGAGGTTTGATGTTCCGCTCGCAAGGGAACCCGCCAAAAGGTTGGCGTCTGCCTTGAATGAGACCACTGCGTCTGTAGGGTCATCGCTTGGGTTCAGAAAAATCTGAGTACCAATAGCGAAACTGAACGGACGATCCTCGTTATTGGTCGGTTGTCCGGTTGCAGAGGTATTGATGAGGTTCGATCCTGTGGCCATTAGCTCACCCTGTTAGTCAGGTACAGATTTACGGTTGGAGCGGTCTGCACGGTATAAGTATCGGAACTTGTAGTATTTACAAGTCGCATCCATTCCGCATTATATTCTGTGGTTTTATCCAAAGAACTATAAGTAGCGTTGAATGGCCTAGCGAGAATTACAAGTTCGGAACGGTAAACCGGTAACAGCTTTGCAGCTACGGAGGATGTGAGATCAAGCTCATAGAAGGCGACAAAGGTATCGCCCACCGAAACACCAGTAGTTACAGCACTTGTATTTACTTTAGCCGCTTTGATTTTTAAGGTATTGACTGAGTCAACAGACAGAACATAGTAGTCAACGCCTTTAAGCTGAATCCGCTGATTTTCGTAGATACGAAGAGGAAATGCACGGTTGACGGTAATTAAGCCGCTTGAGGTGTCAAAGGCTTCTACAGTGATTGATACCGATTGGCTCGGAAACTCGGTTGGAGCGTCAAACTCGGTGGTGAGGATCTCTCGCTGTGTAGCGAATACCTCCTTCAGATCAAAGGCTGCCCCTTTACTATCCACCAGGAAGCTGGCGATTCGCTTGCCGCTCTTAACGATTCTAAAGTCGTTAAAACTGACGTCCAAGGACAGTAGATCACCGCTGTCGTACTGCGTATTTACCGTCAGCCGTTCGTTGGTTGGGTCCTCTTGAGTAATCGCAAATTCAGTTTGGGTGCCATCAAAGCTTGTGATTAGCTGGGGCACCAGATTGAAAGGCGATACATAATCACCAACCTTGAATGGCAGCTCGCCGTTGATGTGACCGACATTTGTGGGCTCGACCATCACAGGGTCAAGCCACAGCTCAATCTCAACCAAGTCAGACGCACCCACATTCATCAATGTGGGCTGAGTCATCAGGAGGTTGTCTACCTCCTTACCGTCTGCATTGGTAATCGTGTTTTTCGATCGGATCGTGGCGATCGATTGACCTGCACCTGAGAAATCACCACCGATTACAGGGTTGACTGAACTGTCAAAACCGGCATCAACGACACGAATCTTGGCTCCGTCATCAGAGCCCCCGTCAACCAAAACAGAAGCGCCGTAGCGCTCAATGAAATGACTGCGGGCTAGGTTGCCGCTGTTGTTGATCTCAACCCAGATAGGCAGCGAAGGGGTCTTGAGAGATGGGACGTCATAACTGCGAGTGCCACCAGCACCGTCGTCCTCGGTAAGATCATTCCGCTTCTGGGTGTCAGCAAGAATCAGTTCGTGAGCCAGAATCCACCGTGCTCGGGGAATCTGAGTGATTGAGGTAGGAAGATCTTCATCCTCATCGACAAGATAGAAGTAAATACGGACGTTGCTTGCTCCGTACCACCCCCACTCGATCATGGTCATGAATGTCTGACTCAGATCGAGCGTTTGCTTCGATTGGCCAGTGCCATCCAACTTGTCCCCAGTCCACTGAGAACGGGGGATTCGCTTTTCAAAAGTCAGGCCGTTACCCGCGCTGTTTCGATAAAGAACGTTCAGACGATCACCTGCGCCGTCTCCTTTGCACTCCACAAAGAAACCATCGCTGGTGTCACCTACACCCCAAAGACGGGTAAGGCTTACAGGACTACCTGCAACAGAAAGACGAGTCGCAAGACTCGCCCGAACAATCCGACCTGGCTGGTAGCGATACCTGCGCTTGGTCGCGATCCTTGCTCGCTGGAATCCACCCTTGTTCGTGCTGAGCGTCAGCTGGGCGGAGTTGGCTGAACCGTTGTACTTGACTTCTCCATTCGGAGCAGGGCTATAAACAGCAGACGTCTGGCTGAGCTGCGTCCATCGAGCGGATTGAGTGCTGTCGTCCAGGGGACGCTCGTTTAAGCCCGTGACGTCGTAAATCCAATCCTCACTAGACAGCTCAAACTGGTCGTCCTTAGTGAGGAAGTTGTATGGACGAGTCTGCCTTGGAAAACCAAGTAAGTCGCGATCAACCTCGGTCTTAAACCGATAGTTGTCGATGATTGGAAGGGTGGCGTTTTCCTTCGGCAGAACAATCGGGATACTTTTCTGAGCAGCCTTTTGACCACTCGGAAAAGTTCCCTCTGCCTGAACCACCTTCCCATTTCTGGTGACGGCGTTTTGTCCGACGTCTTCTGGGAGCTGGTAGGCAGTCATCTTTATCTCTGACCCCAAGTCAGGCTTGCTTTACAGGTGTTGGAGCTGTTGTCGATTGATCGTGCCGCGATGACCAACACATCTCCGGCAGTGCCGGTAGCGGCAGTCGCCTCGCGTGTTAGGTATTGGCGGGCGTAGGAGAAGATGTCAGTCAGCGCTTGTGTGGCTGCGTCGGCATCACCCGTGAAGAAAGATGCGAGCTGCTCGCCGCCAGTGAACGCATCAATGGCGTTCGAGGAGCTGTCGGGACTGTTGAACTCAATCGCCGAGAGGGTGCCAGACGACGTGAAAGTGGTTACGGCAGTAGTGCCGCTGTCAGTCATAGTCGTCGGGTTCTTGACCAACAAGAACTGCGCTCTGTGAGAGCTGACCATGGACAGCATCAATGGGAACACTCGGAGCAAGTTGCGCTTGCTCTCACCCTGGTTGTTGGTGATGTTCTCTTTAATACGAATAGCCAGCAGCGGCTTGAAAGTGCTGGTGCCGATAGAAGCAACCTTTGCGCCGTCTTGGCTGAAGATGGCGAGCTTTTCGGCGTCACCACCATCAATACTGATCTGTGCGCCGTACTTACGGATGTAGGAGTCAGCAGACAGGGTGCCGGACTTCTCAGCCCGGAACTGCATCGGCAGTGTCGGGTTACCCAGGGAGGGGTAGGGAATCCTGTCGCTGCAATTTAGGTTATGAGCGATGATCCACCGAGACGCCTTGACCGTGGAGCCGCTCGCGAGGTTGGCGTCTTCAGGGACGTAGAACAGCAGACGGCTACCAGTGCCGCCGTACCAGCCATATTCAATACGAACCATGCAAAGGTTCGTCAGGCTCAGCTTGTGACCAGAGCTGGTGTCTGCAGCGCCAATCAGGCTGGCACCGTCCTCACCGACCATGGTGTCGCCGTTCCATTGCTTACGAGGAACGATCTCCTCCATCACGTTGGGTGACGTGCTGATCAGCTTGTAAATCGTGCCTTCGTCAGTACGGTTGGGTTGAGCGGCCATCACCGCTGTATCCACCGTGAAGGTGGTGGGATCGGTGCCCTGTGCGGTGTAACCGTTGAGGTGGTCAGAGGGGCGCTCACCGGAGCTGGTGCGCCGAACGTAGAAGAGTGAGGTGCCGACGACGCGAAGGAAGTAGCCGTCCGACGCAT